GAACCTGAAGAAATTATATGTGATTATTTTGCTAATGATTATACTGAAAACTTAATCAATGAATTTATATAGGAGTAATATAAAATGGATAAGTTCACACTAAAAGAAACTATTGAGAATAGCGGCAAGGTATCACTAGGTAATACCAAAATGCCAAGTACTACATTCGCTATTAGTGCAAAGCATTGCAAAGTAGGATCTAAGCTTGCCAAAATAGAGGGTAGCACTTGTTCAAGGTGCTATGCCCTTAAGCTTCAAAAGCTAAGACCTAGTGTTGATACTGGATGGACAAACAACCTATTTAAAGCTGAAAAGCTAATTGCTACAAACCCTAAATTGTGGGCAAAACAAATGGCCTTTCAGATTAAAAGAGGTTGTAACAAGCTAGGCATATTTCATCATAGGTGGTTTGATAGTGGTGATTTACAAAGTGTAGAAATGCTACATGCTATCATTTTGTGTTGTCTAGAAACTCCAGACATAAAGCATTGGTTGCCTACTAGAGAAGCTAAACTTGTCCAGACATACCGCAAGAGGCATGGACTAGAGCCTGACAACCTAGTGATTAGAGTTAGTGCTACTATGATTAGCGACAAGCCAATAAAAGGCCACACTAACACTAGTACAGTCCACAAACACAAAGAAACTGTACATGGTAAAGAGTGCCTAGCTTATAGAACCAACAAAGATAATATTGTTGTCGATCTAGAAACATTTAAAGCTATGAGTAGGCCAGATAAAAAAGAACAAGACTTTGGACATTGTGGTGATTGTCGAGCTTGTTGGTCTAAAGATGTAGCTAATATCAGCTACCCACTACACTAATTGAGAGGTGATAAAATGCTTTTAACTTTAATCGTAGGAACGATAGCAATCACTGCTATTCTAGGCATACTAGCCTACATAATAACCTATTTAATAATGGAGGTATAAAAATGTGGATTATTCTTGCTCTTAATGATGTAAATAAACCCTACATACACTCAAGTTATGCAGCTTATCAAGACGCTGTAGACGCAGCTTATGACCTTCAACATGATCAAGACATACATGGGCAAATTGTAGAATTGGAATTATAAAAATGAGATATTCACAATAAATAATTTTTTAGAAGGGATAATGAACGATGATGATGAAAAATAATCTAATCAGAATAAATCATGCTACTGGTGCAGCATTGGAAGTGCTTGAAGAATTAACAGAGCTAACAACTAAACTAGAGCATATTCAAGATTTAGCAATTGAAGTAAAAGGCTCTGGAGCTTTACCAGTAGAGGCAAGGGAAGAATTGGAAGACATAGCTAATGCTTGTGGAGTATTGATAGCAAGGGGAAAAGAATAATGACTAGAAAAATATTAAAACACTGGGCGCTATTCTATAAACATGGTGAGCGACAATTCATTAGTGCACCTAGTAGGCAAGAGCTAGACAAGGCTATATTTGGAGGTGCTTATGCTCCTAGCTCTGACAGTGTGACCTACTATGTCGAGTATGAGAGTGACATAAAAGACACACGTTATAACCAAGTTCACGAGGTGTAATGACAGCAACAATTCTATCTGATATTCAAAGGATAGAACAAATAAAAAAGGTAAAACAAAATGGAAACTGTAACTTTAAACTTACCAGATTTTTGGGCAACTGCTTTATTTTATGATGACGTTTCTGGGTTCGAGTATGAAGATGAAAAACAATTTCAAGAATTTTGTCAGTGGATGCAAAAACATTATGGCACAAGTGAGCCAGTAGATATGGATGAAGAGCCTAGCTTTTTAAAGTATCATGACGCAACACAATTTGGAGTGCTAGCCTGTAACGTTCACGAATACACGTTCATAGTTAATAATGGCAATCCTAACACTGCTTTTAGGCTTAATAGAAAACACTACAACAATACAATAGAAGAAGAATAAAAAATGACAATAACACTTAACCAATTACTAGCTATGGAAAACGTCCTAGCTACTCGCAAAATACCTAGTGACATAGAAGCAATGGCAAAGGCCAAGCGATACAGTAACAGCAAACAAAAAGAGATTACACTAGGTGAGCAACCACTACATTATGTACTAAGAATATTAGCAAAGGAAGGGATATAAAAATGAAATTTGATTGCATAATAAACATGGATAATGATGCCTTTGCAAACGGTGGAGGCCTTTGCCTAGAAGATCAGCACTCTGAGTTATCTAGAATTATTAAAAAGATAGCAAGCGAAGTTAATGAGTTTGCGTATAGTGAACGCACAAAAACAATATGGGATATCAACGGTAATAAAATTGGAACTTGGGAAATTAAAGGAGAATAAAAATGAGTAACTTTAGAAAAATCTGGAAGCTAGACCTTATGGACTGGGACAATTCAGAAAACAAATTTGTAGATCGTTATTCTACATATCACACCAGTAAGAAGAAGGCTGTTGAACGTGCTAAGTCCTACATAGAATTGATTAAAGTAGACAAGTTAGGTTCTATAAATGGACGCACAAAAAACAGTGTATCAGTACACTCAGCTAGTGGAGACACACTAGGCTACATATGCAGCGAAAGATTACTATAATAAAAAGGAGAATAAAAATGGAATACATCGACACACTAAAGACAATCAACACTACTGAGTTGAAAACTCAAATGAATGATGCGGCAGTAGAAGCAACAAACACTTTCATAAAGGACGTATTGAAAGGTGAGGATGCCTTCTCTTGTGGGTTCGCTTGGGTAAATATTGATCCTAGATTTAAGGGCAACACACTGTCAGGACGTATGGAAAGAAAAAGAATAAGGGAGCTAGGGTTCGAGCTAGACTACACTGGTAAAAGGTTCAGCCTATGGAATCCTAGCAAGTCATACTTTCAGAATATAGACTGTAAAGAGGCAGGTGCTAGAGCAGCAGCCAAAGTATTAGAGGATGTAGGTTTTGATGCTTACGCTAACAGTAGGCTAGACTAGTGGAGTACGTCATACACATAAGTAAAAAGGGTGGTGAGTGTTTTGCTTACCACTCCACAAAGGATACATCAGAATTGGATAGGCTTGTTGCCAAGTATTTAAAGATGAAGGGTATAACAATAGAAGTAAAGAAAAGGTTTTTATCATGAGGTTTAAAGAGATTGTAATATCAGCAGATGATTTTGAGTGTGACACAAACAACACAATAGCTGTCGCAATTAAAAATCATATCTTGGATGTTGGGATTGCAACACCTAAAACATTAACAGGATTTAACTGGAGACTAGACGTAAGAATGAGGATGGATAACGATGACACCTAGAATAGAAAAGATATATAACTTGATCTATTACTCAGACTTTGACGAGTACGAGATTAAACAATTGGCAATAGGTCTACTTGGTACAACACTCAATGACGCATCATGGCATGAGACAGCAGACACTGTAAGCAGCTACAAGTTATCTGATGAGATGGAACTAGACTTTGATGGAGGTGATAACCTGAGATGAGATACAAAATAGTAGAAGTGCCATGGATTAACTATGAAGTCCATGATGAAGATGGAGAAGTAGCTTATGATGATAGAGGAAATAATCTCTTTGATACTAAAGAAGAAGCAGAAGATTTGATAAGCATGTTAAAGCTAGACGAAAGAATAGAGGCTTTCAATAGGAAGCAGAAAAGTTAATAGAGGAGTTAATAGATGATATTATACAGATCAAGTAAAGGACAGTGGGTAGGTACTCAGAGAGATGCTCAGAGATACTTCCCTAAAGACTGGGAGCAAGTAGATGTACCAGTATCTAAAGAGTATCTCATTGAGTTCCTTAACGTTCACAAGGTAGGGGCGTATTCACAGTCTCCACCACCACAACAGCCAGTGATGGCTACACCTGATCCAGAGTTGATAGATCCACAGGCTTACAGTTGGGTATCGTGGGCGTATGAGACACTCGCCAGAGGTGACAAGGCAGAAGCAATCAAGATGTTAGAGCAAGGGCTAAGTAAACAGAAGGAACTACAAAACATAGGAGAGTAACAATGGAGGTGACGGTTCACGATATAGATGAGGTAAGCATATATTTTCAAGAAGAGTTATCACTTGATCACGAGCCTAGCCTAAATCATTGGGCTTGGATAATAGCAGAGGGTGAGATGGAGGATGGTGGTACTAACTGGGATTATGAATACGAACAAGCATGGCATTCATTAGATGCAGAATTTAATTACACATATGAATATAGGGAAGTAGTATAATGAAAACTGAAAAAGAATTAGACATCGAAGTGCGAGAAGCTTTCGACAGGGCTGTAGACTCTATCATGTTTGACTACATGTACATGGGTACTGAGAAGGGCAGAGATGACCTTGAGTACATGATGTTCAAACATATAGAGACTAGGGAATACATAAAGATACCCAAGTGTGGTGTAGCATTTAAGAAAAGAAAGGAGATAATATAATGAATACCAGAATGTTTAACTATAAAGATAAGTCAGTGATGTTTATTAACTGTAGTCTTGATCACTGTTACAACACTGTTGACTACATGATAGAGAGAAACAAGAACAACGGATACTGGAAGCCTAGACTCTATGATGACTACGATCAGGATCATCCATCAGTTGAAAGTATCTATGACTGGATTGAAATAAAGGACAGTGTTACTGACCTACCACCTGTCACTACTGATGAAATAGAGAGAGCGTACAATGACTTGCGTTGAAGAATGGAAACCTATGCCAAGGCTAGATCATTTATCTGATGAGCAAAATGATGAGTGGGTAAAAAAATATCAAATATCTAATCATGGTAGGGTGTGGTCTAATGTTACAAACATGATACGTTCTTGTTCAAAGAATGATGGTTACGTTATAATTACTGCAGCCGTAGGCAGTAAGTCTAAAGGTAATTTAAAATCAATAAATCAAAGAGTGCATCGTATGGTTGGTATGCAGTTTATCGACAACCCAGAAAACAAACCACAGATCAATCATATTAATCTTATTAAAACAGATAACAGAGTTGAAAATCTTGAGTGGTGTACACTAGAAGAAAATATAAAACACTATCGGGAGACATCTAACAATGAACATTTAAAGACTAAATGGGAAAGCCCTTACTCACGTTTTACGGAGGAGCAGTACAAATATATATGGGATAACTACAAGGAAAGACATGAAGAGTTTGGTGCTAGAGCTTTGGCTAGAAAGTTTAGAGTACATCACTGCACAATATTAAAAGTTTTAAAGGAGAAAGAGGATGAGATACAATAGTTGGACTGTAATTGATGGTGGATCTAAGAGTTTACAAAAGCACATCATTAGTATGGTCATGTTTGCAAAGAAGAAGTTTAAAATAGATCCTTACATAGAGATATACTTTCGAGGTGATAGCTATGGTCTAGGTGGGTGTGTTGAAATAGATGATGGTGAGTATCAGATAGACCTGAGAAGATCTATGAGGCTCAAGGAAATGCTCATGACACTGGCACATGAACTGGTACACGTTAAACAGTACGAGTACGGAGAGCTAACGCAGAACAGTGAGATCAACATACCCTACTGGGATAAGCCCTCAGAGATCGAAGCCTATGGGCGTGAGCTAGGACTGTTCATTACTTGGGCAGAAGAAAATAACTTAGGCAATAAAGCCTGGACACAAGATTAAAAAAAGGAGAACTAAAATGTTAGAAGATAAAACATATAAAATTAAAGTGGCTGACTACCATGACGCAGTGATATACGTGTACGAAAGACATCGTAAATGTTTGAACCCGAAGGATGAACCAGAGAAACACAAGTGGAAGCACTGGAAAGAAGTAGTGACAGTGATACCTGTTACTCATGATGATTGCGATGACTACCAAGATAAATCAGGTAACTTTCACAACAACGTAAGGGTTGTAGTAGATTCCTTGACAGAGTTGTATGGCAGCAGCTCTGACTACGAGATGGGTGTATGCTACACCATGAACACACACCAGTACATCAACGTATAGTGGGTGCTTATGTTAGAGACACACGAAGTAGTAGCCATACTCATCAACATAGCTTGGTTATGTTTTCTGTTTCTTCTGTGGTGGTGAGACAACTTGCCCCACTTGAAATAAAAACAACAGTTGCCAACTAATAACTAAAGGTTATACCTAAAGTATACTAATATTTATTATTACTTATAGATAATAATACTATAGGTATTACCTAAAGAAAGGAACTAACAGTATGGAATATGATGAGGATGATGATGAGGTGTTGTACCTTTCTTCAGATGAAATAGACAATCTGCTAGACAAACTAAAGAAAGAGGACAGGGATATTGTTGAAATAATTATGTCGCAAAACTCAACGCTGTTGGATTGTATTGTAGATCTACAAGAGTTTATGAGGGATAAAGGATACAACTCTAAAGACTTTAAAGTTTGGGTAGATAAAAAAGAGACAAGGACTTATCACTGATGAGACATTTAAAATACGAGGATGAAAAGGTAGTAGCTGTTGAGTCTTATCTCAAAGATCTACAGAAAGACATTGACGATCTTGAGTGGGATGGTGAGCAGTACAAAGCAGACAAGTTAAAGATCTTGTTGAACGAAGTTAAAGGATATAGAGATAGGGGTGAGTTATGGTATCCGATGTTTTGAATAATAAAAATATTAAAAGTATAAGCAGAGATGATCTAGTAAAGAACTTATGTAAAAGATATTCTCATGAGGAACTGGCACAGGTAACTATTGCTATGATGATAAGGAGCAGCAGTATGTCTAAACAACTTGAAGCCTTGTTGGATAAACATAAAACAACAGAGGTAGAGGGATGAAGTATGGTATCCGATGTTTTAAAAAAATATTATGAAGATAGAATAGAATACCTATATGACACAAAAGGAAAAATAGAATTAGCAAATAGAATTGTTCTTTTAGAAAAGAGATTAGAAAAAATAAAAGAAATAACAGAAAAGATATAGGAGAGAGTAAATGATGTTTGTATTAGTGTGGATGCAATTGTTCAGCACACAAACAGTGGAGCACTACCAGTTAGGCAGCTATGCCACACTGGAAGAGTGCCAGATACAACTGAGCAAAGCAGCCAAGATGGTAACGCACAAGTCAGAGACAGTGGCTTGTCTAGAGGTAGAGGTAAGTCAGTAATGCAACCAAAAGAAGTACCTACTCATGTCCGTATCAGGTACGAGCCTACCTTTAAACAGAAGGGTAGGAAGTGTAGACTCTACGGTAAAGACTTCAGCAACATGGCAGAGGCAGCAAGGTATTGGAAGATTACCTATGCCTGGGCAACTGAGCAAGTAAACAAAGGATGGAACAGAGATGACTTTCCATCTAAAGCTAGGAAGGATTATGCATGAACTGTTGGCACTGTGATACTAAATTAATTTGGGGTGGTGATCACGACATTGACGAGGATCAAACTTCCATCTTTGGGGAGTACAGCATGGTGACTAACCTTAGTTGTCCTGAGTGTGACTCATATGTTTTAGTTTACTTACCGAAGGACACAGAGGATGGATAATGCAGTACAAGTGGAAAGTGTAAAAGAACACGAGGATGGTAGTGCAACTTACAGTTTTGCTTTGACAGAAGGAGCAAGAACTAGCCTTTCAGAAGAAGGCTTGAAGCTAATCCTGTACTGTGCAGCAGCGAAGCTAGATATTAAGATAGTATACCAATTTATAGAAGATCACATGAGGTATGAGAATGACACATAAAGAACACTACTGCACAACAAAAGGATTGGGGTGGGCTTTTGTTACCTGTATGTTTCTCATACTGGGTGTGCCTGTACTGATGTGGATAGCCTTGGAAGGGGCTGACTGGTATGAAAGAATTGACCTAATGAATCCGATGTGGTAAAGATATGAACGAACCTAAAGAATGGTACATTGATAGGAGGAAGGGAATCTCGAAAGAGATCAGACCAATGACCAAGGAAGAACGACAGAGAGCGAAAGAAAAGGAACAACAAAATGACAGCAGCAGTGAACAGCAAGAGTGAGATTACACATCAGCCATGTCCGTTTGAGGAGTGTGCAAGTTCAGATGCTTTTAGTTACAACCTAGTAACCAAGGTAGGTAAGTGCCACTCCTGTAACAGGGGCTACCCAAATTCAGCAAAGAAGTTTGAGTGGGCAGAGTCAACTTATCCACCACCTCCACCCAAGGTAGACTTACGTAACGTCAACGTAATCTCAGGTAGGTATGAAGATATCAGAGGACTAGATGAAGACGTAGCTAAACTATACAACATTCAATTACAAATAGGTGAAGGTGGTGATCCTGTACGTTACGCTTTCAAGTACAAAGATAACGTCAAGTATCGTGGCTACCACGAGAAGAAGTTCTGGACTAAAGATCGTGGGTCACTGACAGAACTATTCGGTCCTGAGTTTAACGCAGGATCTAGTAAGCGTATCTACATTACTGAGGGTGAGTTTGACGCAGCCAGTTTGTATCAAGTCTTAGGTAAATCCTATCCTGTGAAGTCACTTCCAAGTGCAGCCCTATCAGATAAGTTTATCAAGGATAACTTTGACTACCTCAACGCTTTCGAGATGGTAGTCTACGCAGGTGAACTAGATCAGGCAGGTCAGGGTGCAGCACAGAAACTGTACAGCATTATGCCTGAGAAGTTTTACTACGTACCTATGTCCAAGCACAAGGATGCCAACGAGTTTCTCATGAAGGGTGACGAGTCAGACCTCAAGTGGGCAGCACTCAAGCCACAGAGATTTGCACCAGACAACTTCTTTGTTGGAGACTTGGAGGTAGAGAAAGCTATCACCACAGAGAACCCTTACGAGTACGTACCTACAGGACACACTGGTATTGATGATAAGATCAGGGGTCTGGTTAAGGGTGGGCTTACTTTCATCAAAGCAATGAGGGGTCAGGGTAAGACTGAGCTAGTCAGATACTTTGAGGTTGGACTACTCAAGCAGAACACAAAGCTTGCCCTACTCCACATGGAGGAGATGAAGTCTACAACCTACAGATCTATGGCAACCTACGAACTTGGATGGAATGTCAGAACCAAAGAGGATGCAGTAGCAACTGGGTACACTGAGGATGAAGTTATCAAAGCAGCACAGAAGATGGCAGGTGGAGAGAACACAGTTATCTTTGAGATGCGTAGCCATGATGATCCTATGCAACTCCTGGACTACGTTAGGCTTGCAGCCACAGTCTATGGTGCAGAGTACATCTTTATAGATCACGTCCAACGTCTAGCCTATCTATCAAACTCTGGCGTAGATGCAGCTACCAGTACCCTGACTACTCTTGGGGCTAGGATGGCACAGCTTGCTAAAGAATTAAATATAGGTGTTGTATTTATATCACAGGTTAACGATGATGGACGCACAAAGTATGCAGCATCTCTTGAGGAAGAAGCTATCGTCTGTATAAAACTTAACAGAGATACTGAAGCAGAGGATGATGTTGATAGAAATACGACACACTTTATTGTTGACAAAAACAGACCCTTTGCCAAGCTAGGTAAAGCAGGGTCAGTCTTCTACGATCCTGAAACAACTATCCTTGAAGAGGTGGTGTTCAACGTATGAAGATTGTCATCAGCGACATAGAAACAAACGGTCTTAACAACAGCGACAAACTCTGGATCTGTGGTGGTAAAGATATTACTACTGGTGAGACAGTAAGGTTTGATAACTGTCACGAGGATGAGGTTGCTAGGCGTGAAGCTATCAAGTGGTACGAGTCAGCAGATTTAATTATCGGTCACAACTTTGTACAGTTTGATGCACCCATGTTGAACAAACTACTTAAACCCAGACTGATAGATCCAAGAAAGATTGTAGATACTTTACTTATTAGTAGGTTAGTAAACTACGACATAGAAACACCAAAGGGTGCTAAGTTTCCTCACAGTCTACAGGCTTGGGGTATAAGACTCAACAAACATAAAGGAGATTTTCATGAGTTCGATAAATTCAGTATCGAAATGGTTGACTACTGGTATCAAGACATCGAGGTTACAGAATCTTTGTATGATCACTTCAACGATATTATTTGGAGTCCTGATTGGCGTAAGTCTTTAAGGACTGAGCACGATGTACAGATAGAGTTAGTTCGTACACAACACTACGGTTTCTTCTTTGATAAAACAAAGGCAGAGTTTCTTCTTAACTCAGTCAAGACAAAGATGAGTACACTAGAGGAGCAGTTCCAAGTAGACTTCCCACCTAAACTTACTGAGGTCAATCGTATCAAGTATCGACTCAAGAAGGATGGCGGTGAGATGGCTACAGTTATCAGAGCTAAAGAGAAGTACGCTATTACAAACATAGAAGACGATGACTTAGTTTGTCTCGACTGGATAGAGTTTAATCCAGGATCTTCAAAGGACAGGATAGATGTTCTTTGGGGTGCAGGGTGGAAGCCAGTAGACAAAACAAAGACTGCTATTAACTTTTCTCGAAAGAAGATAGGTGATCCATATGGCAAGTCAGTAGCCTCTATGGATGAGGATTTCTACAATCAAAAGAAGAAAGACTTAGACAGGTACGGTTTTACTGTATCAGAGGCAAATCTTAGCACACTCCCTGAGACAGCACCTACAGGAGCTAAAGCTCTAGCCCAGTGGCTGACACTAGAAGGACGCAGAAGCTCACTGGTGGAGTGGATAGGGCAGTGTGGTGACGATTTAAGGATTCATGGTAGGATAAATAACATTGGAGCATGGACAGGACGGTGTGCTCACAAAGATCCTAACACTGCTAACATATCTTCTCCGTTTCATGGTCAACCTAAGTCAGCAGTTGATGAAGTAAAGAAACAATTTGATGTACATCTACGTGCCTGTTGGACAGTTCCTTCTGGCTCTTGGTTGGTTGGTACAGATGCTGACGGTATTCAGTTACGTGTGTTAGCTGACTATCTCTGGAGACACTTTGATGCTGATCAATATGCACAAGCTATCATGACAGGAAGAAAAGAAGATGAAACAGACATTCACAATGTAAACAAAAGAGCTTTGGGTGTTCCTGATGCTACTAGGGATATGGCAAAGACTTTTATTTATGCTTGGCTTCTTGGTGCAGGGATGGCAAAAACAGCACAGATACTTAAAATAAATTTTAACTACGCAAACATTGCTAGAGAACGTTTTGAGAAAAGTATTGATGGTTTGTATAGCCTCAAGAACCAACTCGTGCCTTACATTGCAGAGCAGGGATACTTTACTGGGTATGATGGACGTAGAGTTCCAGTACCCAACGCACACAAAACCTTGGCAGGGATACTACAGAATGGTGAAGCTTGTTTGATGAAGCACAGTCTACTCAAGTGGCACGACAGAGCTAGACAGCAAGGTATAAAGTTTAAGATGGTTGGTTTCATCCACGATGAATACCAAGTAGAGGTAACAGGAACAGAGGAGGAAGCTAGAACACTAGGACAGATACAAGCAGACTGCATGTTAGAAACTGGTCAGGAGTTAGGATTTAAGATACCTACCCCAGGATCATACGACATAGGAAAAAACTGGGCTGAAACCCATTGACAACTACAGTAAAAAATATTAGATGTAACAACAGTAAAAGAAAAGGAGGGCAATATGCCATCAACACAAATTGATATTAAAGGTACAATCGAATGGGCAAAAGTATTTGAGTCCAACAGAGATCAAGCCGAATGGAATATTGATACTAACGGTGAGTACAAAGTTACTGTAATCACTGACAAAAAAACAGCAGATGCTTTGAAGAAAGCAGGATGTCAAAAGAAAATAGAGGAAGTAGACGGTGGGCATCGGCTCACTGTGTCACGCCCTCACACTGGTACTGAAGACTGGATGGGCGGTGAGCCTGTCATAGCTGACATTGCAGGTAAAGCCTGGAGTCTAGACGATAACGGTTTTATCGGTAACGGAAGCAAAGGTATTGTTAAAGTTGAGGTGTATCGTACAAAGAAAGGTCTTGTAGGTACACGTCTTATGGGTCTTCAAGTTCTTGATCATGTGGTTTATAACAGTGAGGGTGGCTCCTCCCAGTCAGCCTCTGAAATGTTTACAGATCACAGTAAGAGTTCTAGTGGTAAGTCTTCCTCCCAAAAAGAACCACAGGACTCAATACCCTTCTAGGTTTTAGTTCCTTTTTACCCTAGAAGACTAAGCCCCCATCTTTTTTGTTCATTTTTAGGTGGGGGCTATTTTATAATGAGAGAGAGACATGGAATATAAAAAAGAAATAATAACAGATATGTCTAATGAAGAGTATCACTCAACCAGTGGTGTTTCTTCAAGTGCTGTAAAGGCTGTATATAAAAAGACACTGGCACACTGGAAGGGTGAGAAGCGTAACTCTAACAACGCAGCCTTTGCAATGGGAAGTGCAGTACATGCTAACCTACTAGAGAAAGAACGTAACCTAGTAGTCAAAGGACCAAAGACTAAATCAAGTACAGCATTTAAAGAGATGCAAGCCAACCTTGATGAAGATCAAATCTTACTTACTGAGGTAGAGTTTAACGTAGCCAACTGTATAACCAGGGGTGCTCTAAACAATCCTGTGTGTGCATCATACTTAAATCACCCTGATAGATTAAACGAGATCAGTATCTTTGTAGAAGATCCTATCTCAGGATTAACTTTGAAAACTCGTCCAGACTTACTGATAGAAAAAGAAGGTACAGTCTACGATGTAAAGACAACACAGGATGCTAGTCCAAGAGGTTTTTTAAAAGAGTGTCTGAAGTATGGCTACCTTTTACAGGGTGCTCACTACGTTTACGCATGTAAACTAGCAGGTTATGAAGTAGATAATTTTTCTTTTATTGCCTGTGAAAAGACTGCACCATTTCTTTCACACGTACATGTGATGGGTCCAGAAGTTATGCACTGGGGTATGAAGCAACTGCATAAAACTTTAGCTATTATTGCAAAAGCAGAAAAGGATTCTGATTACAGTACAGGTTGGGGTGACTACACTGTTATTCAAAAACCTGAGTGGTTGTGATTAATTATGAGTACTAGATCCAGAGCTATAAAAGCAGGGTATCGTTCTGGTTTTGAGGATGACACAGCTAAGTACTTAAAGAAAAAAGGTATCAAGTTTACCTACGAGAAAGAACGTATAGAGTGGTTAGATGTTAGGACTCGACACTACACACCTGATTTTATCTTAGAGAATGGTATTGTAATAGAAACCAAAGGACGTTTTGTATCTAACGACAGACGTAAGCACGTAGAGATAAAGAAACAATACCCTGAGTTAGACTTGAGGTTTGTGTTTCAGAATAGCAGAGCCAAGTTATATAAGGGTGCTAAGTCTTCCTACGGTGACTGGTGTAAACGTCATGGATTTAAATATGCTCAAAAGGTAATACCTGATGAGTGGCTTGAAGAATAATCTTGACGTGTTTAATTTAATTCTTATAACTTGGAGGTTCCTGTGTTGTTTGAAATAACAATGCTACTTGACTTAGATTCTGACGCTAACTTTATAGCTGCAGATAAGGATGGTGCAAAGATAGGACTTGAACAAGCCGTATCTTACGCAGTGTACGATATTGACGATGTTGAAATAATAGAGATAGATGTAAAGGAAAAATGATGATTACAGGTAAAGACTTAGAAGACATGGGATACTTTGATCAATTTGATTTAAACAAACCAGAGAACAGCACAGTTCTTGCAGACTACACAGACTGGGTTGAAAAGAAAATTGTAACAACAGGTGATGACAGACTTATAGAGAACACACTTGGTCTTGTAGGAGAGGCAGGAGAAGTAGCAGAGAAGATAAAGAAAAAGATAAGAGATAGAAACAAAGTTTCCTCTGAGGAAATAGTTAAAGAACTGGGTGATGTTTTATTTTATGTAACTGCACTAGCTAATCATTTTGGTGAGAACTTAGCTATTGTAATGGAGAAAAATGTAGCTAAGTTAGATGATAGGGAAAAAAGAGGAACACTACAAGGATCGGGAGACAACAGATGAACAATTACTTACCAACAGATTACCAAGCATTTATTCACACATCAAGGTACGCTAAATACTTTGATGGCAAAGGCAGAGAAGCATGGCCTGAAACAGTAGATCGTTACATAGAGAATGTTATAGGCGACAAAGTAGACTCAGATACTAAAGATGAAATAATGTTTGCTATACTTAACTTAGAGATCATGCCTAGCATGAGAGCTATGATGACAGCAGGTATAGCTTTAGACAGAGATAACACTGCAGGATATAACTGTAGTTACTTACCCGTAGACGATCCTAAGTCCTTCGATGAGGCTATGTTTATTCTCCTCTGTGGTACTGGTGTTGGCTTCAGCGTTGAGAGACAGTTCATTAGCAAGCTTCCCGAAATCCCTAAACTCTTCGAGAGTGATACTACCATTGTGGTAAAGGACAGCAAGGAGGGATGGGCTAAAGCGTTCAGACAATTACTAGTACTCCTATGGGCAGGTGAGGTTCCACTATGGGATGTAAGCAGGGTAAGACCTGCAGGTGCAAGGTTAAAGACATTCGGTGGTAGAGCCTCTGGTCCTGCTCCTCTTGTAGATCTATTTAACTTTACGGTTAAAATGTTTAGAGAAGCAGAAGGACGTAAGCTATCCTCAATAGAGTGTCACGATCTAATGTGTAAGATAGGAGAGATAGTAGTTGTAGGTGGAGTACGTAGGTCTGCTATGATATCTTTATCTAATCTATCAGATGATCGTATGCGTCATGCTAAGTCTGGTAACTGGTGGGACAACGAACCCCAACGTGCCTTGGCTAATAACAGTGTAGCATACACAGAGAAACCAGATAGTCTGTCCTTCATGCGTGAGTGGATGGCACTAGTAGAATCAGGGAGTGGTGAACGTGGTATATTTAATCGTGAGGCGTCTAAGAGACAAGCTGCAAAGAACGGCAGACGTAATTCTGACTTTGACTTCGGAACTAATCCTTGTAGTGAGATTATTCTTAGACCGTATCAGTTCTGCAATCTTACGGAAGTTGTGGTACGAGCCACAGATACGGTTGATGACCTGGCTAGAAAAGTCAGACTCGCCACAATACTTGGGACGATCCAAAGCACGTACACAAAATTCCCATACCTCAGAAAAATCTGGACAACAAACACAGAAGAAGAAAGACTCTTAGGTGTAAGCTTAACTGGTATTATGGATAACCCTGTAATGACTACAAAGAATAAAGGACTGGATAAAACCCTTGAGAACTTACGTAACGTTGCTGTTGTTACTAATGCTGAGTGGGCTGATCGTCTTGGTATTCCACAGTCGGCAGCTATTACTTGTGTCAAGCCATCAGGTACAGTCTCACAGTTGGTTGACTCTGCATCTGGAATCCATGCACGTCATTCACCTTATTACGTTAGAACCGTTAGAGGAGATAACAAAGATCCTCTTACCACCTTCATGAAAGATCAGGGTATTCCTAGTGAGCCTGACGTATTCAAACCAGATCAAACAACAGTGTTCTCTTTTCCTGTTAAAGCTCCTAACAAGGCTGTAGTTACATCTGACTTGTCTGCTGTTGACCAACTTAAAATGTGGTTGATGTATCAGAGGCACTGGTCAGAGCACAAACCTAGTGTGACAATCAACGTCAAGAAAGATGAATGGTTTGAGGTTGGAACATTTGTGTATGAACACTTTGATGAAATGAGTGGTGTATCTTTTCTACCCTACAACGAACACACTTATCAACAAGCTCCGTATCAGGAGATAGACAAAGAAGAATACAAAAATATTTTAGTTACTATGCCAAAAACTATTGACTGGTCTAGACTCAGCGAGTATGAAAAAGAAGACACTACTACATCAAGTCAAACAATGGCTTGCACTGGTGATGTCTGTGAGGTGGTAGACATAGGAGCTTAAAGTATGCCAAAGAAAAACGCTTCCTCTATTAGAGAGGGTACAGCAGCAGAAAAAGAGTTTATAAAATTACGTGGAGATAACTTTGTTAGATCTGCTACAAGAGAAGAAGATATCTTTGAACACTGGGACGTTTTAGATAAAGACTTTGGTAAGGTTGACGTAAAAGCAGCCAAACGATTTGAAAGGAAAGGACCAGTAGACTACACAATCTGGTGGGAACTACGTACAGTTAAACGTCCTCCTGATTGGAAGCCTACAAAGGGATGGGGAGTACCTAACGGTATAGATAGGTTTGTTGCAGTAAGAGCAAAGGACTTCTTCTATCTGTTAGATCCATCTAATATTATACACGATCTTAGGAAGAGATGTACTGAATACTTCAAGGGTGAGTTTGGGTTACTGACCAGACCAGGTAGAGGTGATTTAATTACTATACTTCCTTTAGACTACGTGGTAGAACACAGTACACACTCTGTTGCTATAAGCTAGGATAGAATATGAAATGCAAAGACTGCGGTTTTCTTCTTGATGATGATGGTCACTGTGGAGAGTGCAACAGGTATAGTGTTTCAGATATAATAGACTTAGCAGGAAGGAAAGAAATGAGTTCTAAATTTAATCCAGTCGATAAACCTTTCCACTACAATCATGCAGACGGTGGGATAGAATGTATTGACTACATCAAACAAGTCCTTGGTCTTGATGGCTTTATAGATTACTGTCATGGTAACATGATAAAGTATCAACACCGTTACAGATATAAAACTAATCCTGTAGAAGATATGGAAAAAGCACAGTGGTATCTTGCCAGGATGTTAGAGTCTCTAAAAGAAAAACATAAATGACTAGTAAAGATAATAAAAAAACCCTTGAGCAGGAAGCCCAAGAGTTTGTATCAAACAAAAATACTACTCAGATAAAGGTAGAGACTAACGATTTCTTTGCAGGTCATGCCTTGTCAGGACTCCTTGCTTCTGGTAAGTATTACACTAAGTCTGATCAGATAATTGAAGAAGCTTTCTCCTACTCAAATAAGATGATCGACTACAAAAATAATAAAAAGAAATAACAAACTAAAAACCCCCAGGAATTAACTGGGGGTTTCTTTTTAGTCGTATGGTTCGTTCTCTCGTATGTTTGGAACTATGGCTAGAAGTTTCATTCTTCTTGTTAATTCATCCGATATAGTCTCAGACTCAGCCAAGTACTCATCTGCTGTATTGAACCCAAGGGTTTGTGCAGCAGTGTTTAAGTTTTGCTTACCGCCTTTATCTTTAGAATAAATTATATAATTATTTCTAATGTACCCTCTAGCTTTTATCTTACTCTCATTTTCTGATAAGAAAGAATCAAACAAAGCTTCGACTTGTTCTTTTTCTTTTCTTATTTTCTTTCTAATCCAACCCTCAAGAAGATTGGCTTTGTCTAGGTTTGAAATACTATCACTGGCTACAATCTCATCGTAAGTCATTTCCCCATACTTCTTTGAAGCAGGAGCTTTAGACTTCCAGTTTTCAAAGTCTTTGTACATTGACTTAGCTAGTCTTTCTCTTAAAACAAGATCAACGTTAGCACTCTTTGTTGCAGTGCTTCCATATATCTGCCAGTTCTTTAAATTGTATCTAGACATTTCTTTTTGTAGTGTTGTCAACGGTGGCTCTGCTGTCCTACCAGTAATCTGTTTTAGAGCAGGGTTTACTTTACCTCTAGCTACAGGGTTGTCAAAGTCATAGTAAGCAATGTCTGTCTCATCATTAAAAGATTGTAGGTACTGTCTAGATCTCACATCAGGCAACATCCTCAGTGCTCTGTTGGTCATCTCAGCACCACTGTAGTCTAGCTTTACATCATCTGTGATTGCTAGTTCTCTGGTGTAAGGATTACCTGCTTGATCATAGTCTGCTTGTCCTATCAAGTCTCTTGCTATCGCACCTGGCATTGTAAAGGTAGATAAGAAATCTCCAAACTTTTTCTCTAAGTCTGGTGTTATTTTTTGTTTTGCTACGGCATCTAATATTGCAACAGGAATACCAAGGTCAAAAGAAAATTCTGGTATACCACCAAGAACATCTTGTAAGTCTCTCTTTAGCTGATCTGTGTTATCAAAAGAAGTAGGAAGACCATTCTCTTTTCTCCACGCTTGATCACCTAAATACATATGAAACATAGCAGCACCTAGTAAAGGTTTGAGATCCTCTTGTGCCCCTAGCTCATTCTTTATAGATCCGTAATCAACTTCGCCATCTCTATCTTTAGCTATCTGATACCCTGCAAACAACATCATAGCTCCAGTGGTTTGACGTGCATATCTAGTGGCATCATCTCTAGCACCTTCAGTTAGACCTGATCTATGTAACATCTCTCCAAGGATAGGGGCGTAGTCAGATACCATCTGTAGGTGATTGCCTAAATATCTTGGGAAGGGAACACCTGCTGCTGCTGAAACCAGGAATGGTACTTTTCTATTTAAGTTTACTAACCCTCTTGTTGTGCTTGCTAGTACGGAGTCAGCACCTCTAAAGTCTCTCTGCATGGTAAGTCTGTTTGCGTCATCGACAGCAAGGTTTAGATCTATTCCTTCTGGTAGGTCTTCTAACTTTGTGTTTGTCCTTAACCAGTCAGACATGGACATACCTTTATCTCTGAACTGTCTCTCTAGGTTTCCGTAGAATATACCCTCTTTAAAAACAGAGTCAGAGAGAGTGTTAGCCATGTTTACAAACCTACCTACTCTGGCTAAAACTCCACTGCTTTCCATACCAACCTCAAGTCTCATAGCTTGATTGTATAAACGCATGGATTGCTCTGGCATTTCCTCTAACATAATCTGACGTAGTAATTTAGCTTCTGTGTTGTTAAAAGAAAGACCTCTAACAACGGATGTCATGTTAGGTATAAAAGTTTTTATTTGAGATGCGTCACCAGTAAGACCTTTGTAGATAGCCTTGTTAACTTGGTCTATCATATCTGTTCCAATAAGGATACCTACGTTGGTTAAGTTACGCATTGTAGTAGCAGGTTGAGAAGTCATAAAAGATATTCTCATGGTATCTAAGTCTTGTAAAAATCTAACACCAACATTTCTAGAGTTTCTAACTGCTGCTGCAGATATTTCCTGTGCGTCTTGACTGCTGATAGATGAAGCACCCTTAGAAAATAAAACATCTATGTCAGGTGCTTCGTCTAAGTTTATCTTAGCACCACGTTTTATAGCACTCTGAAACCCTAGTGTTTGACCTGCTCTTGATACCTCAGATAAGTAGATCATAGAGAACTCATCTTTGGAAAGACCATACTTATCTTTTACATCCTTGAGTATTGTAAATACTTCTTGACCCTCTCCATCTCTCAGCTTGTTAGATATAGCCTCAGTAATTCTTATATCACCACTCTTAGTATCTAACTTTAAATCTCTCATGAGATCTACACTAGCAGCAGCAATACCTCTCATTGTTTGTACTGAAAGACCAGAGCTAAACTCTGGGTTTGCTTTTGGATCTGACATTGCGTTAAGGATAGCTCTACCCTTGGCTACACGTTCAGGATCTAACCTACCTTTTATCTTAGCACCTCTTACTCCTGCACGAGCAGACAGTATATCCTCTACATCAGCTACGATATTCATAGCCTGTTTCTTCTCAGCGTCTGAAGCAGCCTTTATAGTTCCAAGAGATTTTTTAGCAGCCTCTTCTGCTTGCTTCTTAAATGTAGTGTTTCTTTCCAACATTACATCTTCTACTTTTTTAGCTCTACCTCTACCTATTCTCCCAGAGATGTATCCTGTAGCTGCACCAAAAGTTCCTTCAGTCACAGCACCCACAGTAGAGTCAAAGATTAAATCTTTTGTTGTGTACTCTGGACCTACCCCAAGCTCTTCCCTAGTTTCACCCTGCTGTTTACCCTGGAATCCAGAGACAGCAGCACCAGTTACTGCACCTGTACCTGCGTCTTTTACAGACTGTCTTGCAATAGAAGACTTAAGTACATTCTTCTTTAGAGTTTCTTTTAGACCTGCTCTGACAGCTAACTGAACACCTTTAGATGCTATTTTAGCCCCTACTTTTCCAAGACCAAAACTAGCAAACCCCAAGTAAGTAGACGGTGCTGTAATTGCTCCTTCTGCAAAGTCTCCAAGACCATCCAAGAAACCTGTACCTGCTTCTTTAGAATTATCCCACGCCTGAGTCAACCTACCAAAAGCTTGCTTACCTTTGTAGCTAAAGTCTTTGTTGCGAACATAATTTAAATCTTTTGTGGCAGTAACTTCGTTGACTGATTGTGCTCTCATGTGTTCTATAAAATCTTTAGTTAGATTTTCAAAACCCATTTCTCTCATTTCATCTTTGGTATACTTGTACCTACCACCACTAAAGAAACTAACTAAGTCTCTTTTAAAATCATTGTCTTCAACAAGATTAATAAAACTAGAGTCAGGTGCTTTTTGTACGTAAGTGCTCATTATGGATTATACTCTTGGTTAATAATTGTCTCTTCAACAGTATCAGGATCTTCAGGCATTGGTCCTTGGAAAGCAGGAGGAATTTCAAATGTTTTATAGCTCTCTGCAATATCTCTCAAGTCTATGCTTCGATCTTCAGTCAGAGCGTCTACTCTTTCAAAAATATCTTTAATAACTTCAGCCCCACTTCTTGACTTTAATGAATCAGACATTTCATTAACGTAAAAATTTACTGCGTTGTTTAAAATTTCACCTGAAGCATCTGGGTTTGTATATTGTAATTGACCAGTGTTAGGATTTGTCGTTGTTTCAAGTTGTGTTTTTAAATTAGCATCTATCAATTCTCTAGCTGCTTTTATATCTGCAGGATCATAGTCTACCAAACCTCTTTTGTTAATGTCAAAAGGACTTATGTTTGGAGCAACACGAGTGGTAGGTGACGTGTTCATAAACGCAGAGATAGCTTCATCATAATCACTTAGTGATGTAGCATGTATAGCCTCTACTAGTTTGTCAGAACTTGGATCTTCTGCAGCCCCTAAATCAAAAGCGTACTTCATAGCAGCACCTACTTTTTCAGGAGGTACACTTGTGACAATAGCCTCACTAAATCTTTTTAGTCCTGCTTTGTTTATTTTCTTATCAGGATCTTCAGACTGCTCTATCTTTTTTAAATAACCTATGGTGCTCGACAGTTGACCAGTAGAGTACAAAACTGCAGCAGCCTCTTCATCAATATTAAATTTATCTGCTTCAGCTAATAGCTTTGCTCTTTCTGCTCTAGCTTTCTTTAAGTTAGCTCTCTCTTCAAAACCTGCTTTTAACATGTAATCTTGAAGCATACCCTGCTTTGCTTTCAGATACTCTCTGTTTTCTTTCATGGTATCTGCTATATTACCTAACGCAGCCCCTAAAACTATACTAACCATTTTGCTACCTCGCCATTAAACCTTTAGGTTCTTCTTTTATTTCTTCTTCAACTGGTTCTTCTTTCATAGACTCAGCAGCTTCTTTAACTATTTCAAATCCTTTGTCTCTCTCACCTTTAGGTGTTGATGCAACAGCGTTATCAAAGATAGAAACACGTTCAGCCATAGTCATTTTATCAGGCTTAAATGTTTCTTTGTAATTTACCCCTGCCATGTCAGCAGCCTTCATCATAAAGTCTCTGACAATAGGTTCAACAATAAGACTTACATCTATACTGTGAATACCTGAACCCACTGCCGCTGTCATCATAGACTCAGCTAGTGTCTTAGCAGGTATTCCAAATTCAAGAAGATCTAGTACGTTATCTATAACATCCTCATCTGCTATCCTATCAATATGAAACTTAATAGCGTCATTAGGGTCTGTCATTTCAGGTGGTCTTTCCCAGGGATAGTTCTTAGGATAGTCCGTAAGAGATTGTCCTGGCACTGCTGCCATAAGTGCTGCTTCTGTCATGTTAACTTTCCTCAGATTTCATTATTTAAGGCTCTTGTCTTCATTATATCTTTTATAAATATCTTCTGCAGCAGAGACTCTTTTATTTAATTGAGGTTTCCCAGGTCTTAAATAGTGGTCAGATGTAGCCTTTGCAGCTTCTACTAATGAATCAGTGTTTAAAATTTTATTTAAAGCACTTTTCTCTGTTGTATCAAACTCCTCTGAAATCATTGCCCAGTTACCTTCATAACTTTCTGGAGGTAAATCTCCAAGTTCTTTTAATAGACTTTCAAAATCATCTCTTCTATCTCCTGTCCATTGTGCAAAAGCTAGACCACCTTTAGATCCTTTAACGGTAGGTTTAAGTTCTTGCATAAATTTAAAACCACCTGTCTCATGCCAGAAATTACCGACAACTCCTGCAGCTTGTTCTGTAGTCATACCAAACTGTGACTTTAAATCTTCTATTAGTTTAAAAGAGGTATCGTATGCTTTGTCTAGGGTTACGCCAGAACTTTTAGAGAATGTAGATGTTTCCTCTAAATTACCAGTTACAGGGTCTTGTTCAATATCCATCTTTGCTTTAGATTCTTTAAACTCAGGAGATTCATTTTCACTAGCAAAAACTTCTCCTAGTATCTGCCCCCACCCACCTGCAAAAGCAAGCATAGTATTAGAATCATCCTTTGATTTATTTTCAGAATCATTTTCTTTCTTCCTTGTAACAGGTTTTGCAATGTTTAAATCTACAGGAGGAGAGCCAAGAGCTTTTGATTGACGCTTTGTCCCAGGATCACTTATACTTAACTCAGGATTACCCTGTTCAAGCATTATTCTTTTTCTTCTTCTATCTTGTGCTGTTGTTAAACTCATATTTAGTCCTTAATATATTAAGTAAAAGGCAGAGCTTTTAAAAGTAACTCTCCGATAAAATTACCAGTTTGTTGTTTAGCCCCTATTTGAGCCTGTAACTCTGCAACATCTATCTCAGCATCAGCAGCCATCTTTTGAAGTACAATACTGTTAGCCCTGTCAGCGTTACCCTCTGACACTTGGAAAGCCATAGACAATATATCTCTTTCTCTCTGCCATATTGAGTCAAGGTTAGTAGATGTCAAAGCGTTTATAGTCTGAGCAAAAGCCATGTTACTTTCGTTCTGTGCAGAGGTGTTAAGTGTTGCTAAGTTCTGTCTCCACTGAGCGTTAGCCTGTGCTATCACCAAACCATTCTGTGCGTTAAACAAATCTCTTTGCTGTTGTATCTGTGAGTTAAACTCTCTCAGTGCGTTGACACTGTTGACGTTAAACTGATCCATTGCATTTGTTTGGACAGCGTTAAACTGTGACGTTTGACCTGCTAGGTTAGCAAAGAACTGATCAGTTTGATTTTGGTTTGCTGCGTTGAATTGTTCAGCAGCGTTCTCTGCAGCCTGATCAGTAAACAAAGACTGTATGTTTTGTTGTGCTTTGAACACTTCTGTCTGTTGTCTGTTTGACAGGTTAGACATATCCATCTGTAAAAAGTTTTGAGCGTTCTGTACAGAAGCCTGTTGTCTGTTGGATAGGTTAGCCATATCTAGTTGAGATAGAGCAGCAGCTTCTGCCATAACCATAGACTGTCTATTAGACAGATTGTTTAACTCCATAGTGTTAGCTGCACGAGAATCCTCTAGAGCTATCTGTTGTTCAGCAGTAAAGTTCATGTTAGCTACGTCAGCAATTTTAGCTGCGTTCTGTACACGAGCCTGAAATGCTTGATCAAACTCTTGCCCTATAAACTGAGCACGTTGTTGTGCTGCAAGCATAGCACGTTGTTGTCTGTTAGACAAGTTCTGTGCTTCAAACTGAGCCTGTGTAGCAGCATCTATTTGTGCGATAGGTATTGCAGACTCCATAGCAGCCTGAACAATAGCCTGTCCTGCTATAGAAGACGCACCAATACCTCTTGAGATCATAGCGTTGGTAGCTGCTCTCATAGCTCCTGAAGCCCAAGCAGGTGTGTTACCACCCTCGAACTGAGCCATCAATCCTTCTAGCTGACCCTGCACTGTAGCCTGTTTAGTAGGAGTAGCAGTCTCAGCTTCTACAGCTTCAGTAAAAGCCCTAGCAGTCTCAGCGTTAGCAGAACCAGAGATAATTTCACTCTCACCTGATACAGGATCTGTCTCTAGTTTTCTGGCTGTTGGTCCATCTACTTTTATTTCTTTTCCTTGAGCCACTGGCCCACCAACAGATGTTTCAAGTTGCTGTTGTGCAGTTACTTCTTTTGTGAGTGTGTCTTGTTGAGCAGGTTGTAACGCACCAGTTACAGTTTGCACCTGTGGTGTTGCAAAGGCAGGATTCATAGCTGTTATGGGTGTAGCTAAAGGCATTGGTGCTTGCTGTGTTGTGCCTGTTGTAGCAGCTTCAGCAAACGGAGCTATAGGTACAGTCATACCTGCATCTACTGGTATAAACTCTGGAGCAGTAGGTTGTATTCCTGCTATTTGTGCTTGGATAGGCTGCATAGTCTGACCTACCAAGTTAGCACTCATTTGAGCTAGAGGATTAACAACAGCAGTAGTTTCACCAGTAACTTCTGTACCAACTGTAGGGTTATCTGTTGCAAGAGTACCTTGTTGAGCACCCATACGCATACCACCCATATTCATCATAGCTTGTCTGTACTTACCCATACGAGCAGCAGCAGCAGGGCTAGACTGTAAGAAGTTATCAAGCTGATCATCAGGTGCGTCTTCTGGAAAACCTAAAAACTTTTTAGCTAGTGTAACATCTCCACCTTCAAACATTGCTATTGTAGAATAAGGGTAAGGAACGTTGTCAGGGTTTCTTGGTAATTTCACTTGTACGTTAGGATCACCTTGTGATTCAGGTGTAGGTGTTGTTTGTTGTGGGTTTGTACCCTCTTTAAAAAAACCAGGTGGCACGTTAGTAACAGGTTTACCGTTAAATTCAGTAATCATTATTGATTGATTTGTTTGTGGGTTTATGTACCGAACTTGTTGATAACCTGAAGTAATCTGCTGACCTGATCCTGGAGCAGTAGTAACTAATGTTTGAGGAACTGCACCCTGAGTTCCTGCATAGTGGGTTTTATAAGATATCTGTTGAGGAACAGCAGACAATCCTGCAGTTTGTATAGGCGTAGAAAACGTTCCTGTTTTAGGTGCTTGTCCCATCACAAATGGTTGAGCTTGTGTAGTTTGTGTCACAGGAGTTTGATACGTAACAGGTGCTACTTGTTGTACAACAGTCTTAGGAGTATCTGGAATTATAGGAGCTACTTCGTCAGCTTGTAGTTCCAACACTTCTGTTGAAGGTGCAGTTGGTACAAAGCTACCACCTGCAACATCAGGATTAAAAGGATCTACAGGTACTACAGGTTCTACTACAGGCTCTACTACAGGCTCTACTACAGGCTCTACTACAGGCTCTACTACTTCTTCAGGTACTACAGGTTCTACTACAGGCTCTACTACAGGCTCTACTACAGGCTCTACTACAGGCTCTACTACTTCTTCAGGTTTTTCACCTTCTGCGTAAAAACCTTTTATATCCAAATAAGATCTAGCATCTTTTTCATCTTTAAAAACGTATTGTCTTGAATTTTTTCTGCCAGTAGAACCAAGAACTGTTTTATTACTTAGTCTATCACCGTCAGCCGTTTCTAAATAAACCTTATTGCCGCTTTTAACGATCTTGACCTCATCACCTTTGTCAACTTTAACTAAATCTTCGTTAATAGCCATTTACTTCTCCTTACTTACCCATTGTCATCCACACTGCACCTGCAATAAACGTTAACAGTGCGACAGTGGCTAATTTAACTACAGTAGACCAGACAGATTTACGTGTGTCTCTCCAAGCCTCTAACAAACTTCTCATCTCTATAATATCTCTGGCTGCAGCATCATCAAGTAACCCAATAGAACGTAGTGCTTCTTTAGCACCACGTCTAGCTGCGTTGTCTAGCATTTCCTCTAGATCGTCAGGGGTAAGTTTGATGTCACTCATTTACAGTTTCTAGTGAGTTAGAAAGCATACTAATAAATGCTTCACGTCCTACGCTAAGTTGATTAACATTAAATTTAGCACTTGTTAATTTACGGTCTAAATCTTGAATATGATTTAACATATTTTTCTGTTGATCCGTTAAGTCTTCTATAAAATATTCTTTATCGTTAATTGATATAGGGGTTTTTTTATTTTTTGCCATTACCATTTCCTTCCTTGGTTAAATTTATGCAGTAAATGAATTAGCCGCAGAAATAGCTGCATCTATCTCTGTGAAACTTTCGTCACCCCAATCTTCTAGGGCTTTCATGTGAACGAGATAACCGTTGCTACGAGCTACACGAGCTTTCTTTTCGTCATGCGTCATGTCATGTCCGAAATCTTCACTAGTTGCATCACTGCCTTTGTTATGTGTAGCAATAACACTAGTAATTACTGACACACTACCAAGCATTGCTGCGTGGTCTTGTGCTATTTGATCAGCTTCTCTTGCCATTTTATTTATCCTTCTAATTTTGCAATGTTGATATTGCCTGAGATTGAAATACGTTCCCCATCATTGTCATAAAAGGGAAACACCTGATGAAGCATGGTTGATGGAAACATAACCATGTAACCCTCTGCTTCTTTTTCCATGTTGTACGCAAAAGTTGATACCCTGCCCAACGTATTTGTGTAGCTAAATGCAAAGTTAGATATGTGGTTATCTGCATTTGAGTTGGCACAAATAGGAAGTTTCTTTTGCTCTGCATA